TGCTTCCTATAGAAGAAAAAATCCCGGTTCAAAACTACAAACAGCGGTCACAGGCAAGGTCAAACCTGGATCAAAAGCTGCAGCTAGACGTAAATCATATTGCGCTAGATCGGCCGGACAAATGAAAAAATTCCCCAAAGCAGCAAAAGATCCTAATTCTAGACTACGCCAGGCTAGAAAAAGGTGGAAATGCTAACATTTGAAGATTTAGTAAAAAAACTTAGAAAAGAATTGAGAGACAATTACCAAGCGGTAGGTGACTCAATGATTGCAGGAAATGCAAAAGATTACGAACAGTACAAATATATGTTAGGTCAAGCGCATGCTTACCAATCTATGGATCAAGCATTAACAGATATACTTAATCAAAACGATAAAAAGGAGAAACAAGATGAGCGAAAAGCTGATAACGTCATCGACTTCGAAAGAAGTTCCGAAGACTAGACTTGCACTTGAAGAAAAATTTAAGAAGCAAGATAAAGCGGAAATAGACGCGTATGAGCGTTTAAAAACAAAAGAAGAAACTAAACTTCCTAAACCTACGGGTTGGAGAATGATTGTTCTGCCATTTAAAATGCCAGAAAAATCTAAAGGAGGTTTATATTTTGGACAAGAGACTTTAGAAAAACAACAAGTGGCATCCACGTGTGGACTCGTTCTTGCACTAGGACCACATTGTTATGACAAAGAAAAGTTTCCTGAAGGACCATGGTGTAAAAAAGGCGACTGGGTTATTTTTGCACGTTATGCAGGTTCTAGGATACAAATCGATGGAGGCGAGGTAAGAATATTAAACGATGATGAAGTTCTCGCATCTATTGAAAACCCAGAAGACATACTTCATCAATATTAACATAGGAGGAAACTATGCAAGTAGAAGAAAACAAGACAGTTGACATTGATACTTCCGGCCCAGATACTGAGGTCGAATTAAAAGAAGATCAAACAACTAATATTGCTCCAGTTGAAGAAACTGAAGCACCTGTAGTTGCTGAGAATCAAGAAGCCAGCAGCGAGCCACAAGAGGCTGGCGGCGAGCAGCAAGAGGCTACGAAGAAAGAAGAAAAGAAAGAAGAATTAGAAGATTATAGTAGAGACGTTCAAAGAAGAATAGCAAAGTTAACTAAAAAATGGAGAGAAGCGGAAAGACAAAGAGACGAGGCTTTGTCGTTTGCAAAATCTCAAAAAGAACAAAGAGAAACTTTGCTACAAAAATTTTCTTCTGTTGAAGAAGCAGGTGTTAAAGATAGAGAGGCAATGATTCAAGCTGGTTTATCTGCCGCACAAGCTAAACTTGCAGCAGCGAGAGAGTCTGAAAATTTACAGGCTGAAGTTGATGCAAACAAAGAAATAGCTAGACTTGGATTTGAGGAAGCAAGACTTATAGAGGCTAAAAATATTGCTGAACAAAAAGCAAAAGAGCCAAAACAAGACAAGCAAATTCCAAATTTCCAACAACAAAAACAGGAGAGTATCCAAGCAGATCCAAAAGCTGAAGCATGGGGAGCAAAAAACCTATGGTTTGGTAAAAATACTGCAATGACATATACGGCTTTTGACTTACATAAAAAGCTTGTAGATGACGAAGGATATGACCCATCTTCCGATGAATATTATTCGGAGCTTGATAAGAGAATAAGGGTTGAATTTCCGCAAAAGTTTGCTAATAATGAAACTAAGGCGGAAGAAACCACGGCTAAGCCTGTGCAACAAGTAGCGTCAGCGACGCGAAGCACAAAGACAAGCCGCAAAACTGTGAGACTCACACCTTCTCAAGTTGCAATCGCTAAAAAATTAGGCGTGCCATTGGAAGAATATGCGAAACAATTAAAACTCACGAAGGAGGCATAAGCATATGAGCGAAGAAAACAAAAAAACCCCTCGTGCGAGCCAAACTAGGGAAAAACAATCCAAACCCAAAGTATGGACTCCACCGTCTGCTTTAGACGCACCCCCAGCGCCAAATGGATTTAGGCATAGATGGGTAAGAGCTGAAAGTCTTGGATTTCAAGACACAAAAAATGTGTCAGGAAGAATAAGACAAGGATACGAATTAGTTAGATCTGATGAATATCCAGATAGTGATTATCCAATTGTCGAAGATGGAAAATACGCAGGAGTGATCGGAGTAGGTGGCCTTGTGCTGACAAGGGTACCGGAAGAGGTCGCACAACAAAGACAAGCTTATTATGCGAAACAATCGCAAGAGCAAGTCGAAGCTTTAGACAACGACCTTATGAAGGAACAGCATAGTAGTATGCCAATCAATATTGATAGGCAGACTCGTGTAACTTTCGGTGGATCAAAGAAAAATTAATTTTTTAGCGATTCCCTGGATAAACTTTAATAAGGAGAAAACTATATGGCAAACAAAGACGCACCTTTTGGTATGAAGCCAATTGGAAAAGTCGGTCAAAATAGAGATAACCAAGGTTTATCCGAGTATGATATTGCAGCTTCTGCAACAGCGATCTATTTTCAAGATCCAGTGACAATGGTAAATACTGGAACAATTGGAGTAGCCGCAGCAGGTAACTCTTTACTCGGTGTACTGACAGGTATCTTTTTTACCGACGCATCAACAAGCAAGCCAACCTTTGCAAATCACTTAGACGCATCTAATGCGGCGACTGATATCAAAGGATTCATTACGGATGATCCGTATGAAAGGTTTGAAATACAATCAAATAATAGTGGAGCTTCTGCAACAACTGATATCTTCAATGTGGCTGATATCGTGTATGCTGCAGGTTCATCACCAGATTACGTATCTCAAGTAGAGTTAAATGACTCAACTTTAGCTGCGGGATCTTCTGCAACATTGCAGATTCTTGGTCTTTCAAAAGATCCAGATAACAGTGATGTAGGTTCTGCGAATGTCAACTGGGTCGTTAGAATTAACGAGCATCTGTTAGACATGAATACAAACGGCGTATAATAGGAGGATACAACTATGGCCATTTCTAGAGGACAACTAGTCAAAGAACTAGAGCCAGGTTTGAATGCCCTATTCGGCCTGGAGTATAAACAGTATGAAAATCAACATGCTGAAATATACACAACTGAAACTTCAGACAGAGCGTTTGAAGAAGAAGTTATGTTATCAGGATTTGCATCAGCGCAAGTCAAAGCTGAGGGATCTGGTGTTTCTTTTGACAATGCTCAAGAGACTTTCACTGCAAGATACACTCACGAGACAATCGCTCTTGCATTCTCGATAACTGAAGAAGCTATTGAAGACAACTTGTATGACAGACTCGCGTCTAGATATACAAAAGCGTTAGCGCGTTCAATGGCACAAACAAAACAAGTTAAAGCAGTTAACCCACTAAACAATGGATTGCCAAGTGTTTCTACAAACAACTTTCAATCCGGCGATGGTGTGAATTTATTCAGCACGTCTCACCCGACAGTTGCTGGTACATTCAAAAACACTTTAACTACTCAAGCTGACTTAAACGAAACTTCATTAGAGCAATCAATGATTGACATTGCTGCGCTTACTGATGAAAGAGGTTTAAAAATTGCTGCTAGAGGCGTGAAAATGATCGTTCCAAGTGAAAACCAATTCACTGCGGAAAGATTAATGAAGTCTCAAGGTAGAACAGCTACAGCTGATAATGATATCAATGCAATCGTATCTATGGGTATGGTTCCGCAAGGATACAGAGTGAACAATTTCTTAACTGACACTGATTCATTCTACATTATCACTGACGTGCCAAATGGTATGAAGATGTTTGACAGAGCACCTATTAAGACTGCTATGGAAGGCGACTTTGATACTGGTAACGTAAGATACAAAGCTAGAGAAAGATACTCTTTTGGAGTTTCTGATCCTAGAGGTATCTTCGGTGTTGAAGGTGCATAATCTTTAACGATTTTTGGGGTCAGACACAATCTGGCCCCAATTAAAAATTAGAAAGGAAAAATGACTTCAAAGTACAAAATCAAAATATTTACCAAAAAATTACAAACAGAATTTATTTTAGAGACTACAAGTTCCATGATTATCATGTCTCAAGTTCATAAAGAAATAATTGACTTTCTAGGAAAAAACACTATAAAATGGGAGCCGAACAAGCTTAATTACAATGGTAAAAGCGAGTTCTATATAACCTATGAGGAGGTTAATGATGGCTCAAGACAACATGGTGTTGTTCGCGAGGAAGATCCACTTCGAGTCTAGATGGAACGAATTGTATCTTAAAAACGGCGGAATGGTAACACCAGAAATGTCAGCTCTAGGAGATCAAATCAAAAAAGTAATTAGACAGATTTTGAAAAACCAAGAGCAACCAAAGAAGAATCCACAGGATCTAGAGTACCACAACTACGCTAGTTAACTAGGGGTCTATCTTTTTAAAAAGTGGAAACCTTTGTGATCGTGACTGGGAAAC